ATTGGTGTGCCCGTTGACCTTGAACCACTTGCCAGCCGTGATGGGCTGCGCGCCGGCGTTGTCGAACGTGATGGCGGTGGCGCCGACTGCGTAACCGGCCGCATTGGTCGTGCGCTGGATCGCGGCAAACGTGGTGCCAGGCACGACCCCGCCAGTCCATGTCCCGACTGCGCTGGCGTTACCTGCTGCGGCGGTGGTGATTGCGGCCATGTGTCAGTCTTCTTCCAACGACAGTATGGCCCCGTCGGGCCACGAGATGTCAAACCGCTGCCCGGCGACCGCGTGCGCGGGAGCGATGGCGGTGTGTGCGAAAAGCACCCCGTCCGCGTGCCGGAACACGATCACGGCGCCGGCGCGGCCTTCCTTCTTGGTCAGGACGAAGCACGGCTCGGCCTTCGCCACGAGGCCTTCGATCTCGCACCCGTCAAGCCTCTCAGACACCCCCAGCACCCGCGGCCGTACGTCCTGCAGCGTCGCGTGTTTGCGGTTAAACACGTACCCGCTGTCAACCAGTGCCGCACGCAGGTCGGATGTTCTCCAGGCCAGAGTACTGTCGAGCATCGCCCGCCGCACGGTGTCGTAGGCCGTTGTCATTCCGCCCCCACGATGCGGCCGTCAGCGTCGTACTTGAAGCTGATGGGCTTGCGCGATCCGTCCTTGGCCGGCTGCTGTTCAGCGACGGCCTGGGCGACTGACTGCTTCACCACGTCGGCAATCAGCGCGAGGTTCTGCCGGTGCTCTTCGCGCTGCATGTCGGCCTGCGCCTTCACTTCCTCCAGCGCCTTCTTGCCCTCAACGTCCATCGCCTGGGCCTGCTGCGCGGCCTGCGCCTGTTGCTGCGCCGCCTCGGCCTGTGCCGCCATCTGCGCTGCGATTTCCTCGTCGGATGGCACCACGTCGTCAATGGGCAGTTGCATCGTTGCCGCGGTCTCGCGCAGCAGCGCGGCGCGGTACTTGGCGCCGATGATCTGGGCATCGACGGGGTTGGCCGTCATGCCGAGGAACTGGATCAGGCGCTGCTGGGCCGACTCGCGGATCAGGATCGCGGCGGCGCCGCGCGGTGTCACCACGCAGTCGCCCTTGATCGACTCGTCCGGGTTGTAGACCATCTCGTTGACGAACGCATCGTTGACCGTCGGCCCGATCACGTTCATGTCGATGTTGGAGATGGCCCGGCGCAGGCCCTTGGCCGCGTTGTTCATCAGGATCGACAGCCCACCCAGCGTGTTGCCAGCCCCGCCCACGTTCTCGTTGCCGTAGGTGTAGCGCGGGATGCCTGTGGCGTCGTCGGCCTCGCCCTTGAACTTGTCGTAGACCCCCAGCAGCGTCGTGCTGCGGTCGTCGGGCTGGAAGAACCCGATGCCCGGGTTCGTGCCCTGCGTGGGGTCGCTCTTGAGCTGCCAGATTTTCCACGGGAACAGCTCCATCGACTGCTCGCCGTCGGCGAAGCGGTCGGCGTGCACCCACACCTGCGGTCCGCTGGCGATGCTCAGGTTGTCGGCGAGGCTCGACAACGTGGCGTTGCACATCTTCTGGCTGGTACCCGCCAGGTCGGGGATGCTGCGGCCCCAGAACGCGCCCGGGATCTCGTCGTAGCACGACTTGCGGTACGGGCGGGAGCCCAGTGGGTTCGGGTTCAGCGCCGCGTAGAGCACGTAGTGCCCGCACAGCAGCACGTTGCACTCGTAGTCGCGGGTCTCTTCGAGGTCGCCCCCGACACCCCACGACATGAGCATCCATCCCGGGACAGACCCCCAGTAGTTCAGCGCGTCGATCACGCCGACCGGGGACAGCCACATGAACATCGATTCCTGGGTCAGGCGCTGCCGCTCGGCCTCGGTGAAGAGCCATCCTTCCATCCGGCCGGCGCTGTAGTCGCGCAGCGCGGCGTCGATCTGGTCGTCGCGGTAGTTGGGCAGGCCCTTCAGGTCGTGCAGCTCGTTGCGCCGAAAGCGCACCCGCTCCACGAAGTCGCCCTGCTGCGGGCTGTTGGCGCCGGGAGCCGGGTAGGCGTCGAACGGGCTCACGCAAGACCACGTGGGCCTGGGGTTGTTGGAGACCTTCGGGGTCCACCCGTCGCCCCACACCAGTTCCTGTTTGCGGGTGTAGACCGGGCCCTTGAGGATGGCTGCCGGGTACGTCACGAAGTCCTCGATGAACGCATCCACCGCCTCGGCGTAGTTGCCCTGCGCCATCCGGTCGGCGATGACCCGCTCCATGCGCTTGGCGCGCGTGCCGGCCTGCTTGCGGTACTCCTTCTCGGCGTCCTCGCGCAGCTTGTCGCCCAGATCCATTGCGAGCTGCTTGAACTCGTCGGGTGCCATCACGTCACCGCCGGCCTGCGCGGCCTGCACCATCGCCTGCTGGGCTTGGGCCATGGCCTTCTTCACCACGGCCACCTTCATCGCGTGCGGCAGGTCGGGCAGCGGGGTCGCTTCAAGGCCCCACGGGCGCTCGCCGGTGGGCAGCACGATCTCGCGGATCCACGCCGATGCGCCACGGCACTTGGCTTCCGTGATGTCGGCCCAGACGACGTTCATGCCGCCGTTGGCCTCCTGGAGCTGCGCCAGCGCCGCCGGGCTGTAGACACCCCGCCGGGCGCGCAGGCACTCCAGCAGCTTCAGGTCGATCTTGGCTCGCGCCAGTTTGGCTCGCGCCCAGGCTTTGCGGACGTGCCCGGCCAGCACCGACTCGGTGCTGGAATCTCCGTCGAGGTCCGCAGTCTCCGGGGGCTTCACAGCGTCCCGTTGCAGGATCTGCTGGAGGCCCAGGTTGCGGATCAGGGGGTTCGCTTCGGCCATAGTGGTCGCCATGATACACGCGACCGCTCACGCGAAGCGCGTCGGTAGCACCAAGAGGGGCGCACCGGGATTCCTCCCCTGCCATTCCTCGCTCCTGGTGACGCGGATTCTATCGTTATCCGCGGGACCAAATTACCGTACGCCGTTTCACCGGGCGGACCTTGGCCGTGCGAACGCCCAGGGTGATGATGTCGGGGATCAGGGAGAGCGCCAGCGAGTCGGCATGGTCAGGTGACTTGCGCCCGTCGCGCTTGGCTTCCTTCTTCGACTCCAACTGGATGCGGAACCGGGCGTCGTAGCCGTAGGACAGGCTGGTGATTTCCTCGGCCAGGGTGTCGTTGTCGGGGATGTCGCCGTGCTCCAGCCAGTCGCGCATCTTCCCCCACGCCTCGCTGCGCTGGTTGAAGTAGCTCTTGCTGTCGGCCGCGGGCACGCCCCAGGTGATCGGCACCAGTGTGGGCAGGCCGTGCATCCGGCGCAGGCTGGAGTCGAGGTCCGCGCCGTTGCCGGCGGCGTCGTAGACGATGCAGGAGACGCCGTGCTCCTTGCGCACCAGCTCGAAGATGCGCCCGGCCAGGTCTGGGCCGTCGAAGCCCTGGAGAGTGATCTGGTAGTGCACCTTCAGGCCCTGGCGCAGCGTGATGACGGACGAGTCATCGCCGAACCGCGCCGGGTCAACCGCCAGGATCTTCGGATGGGAGATGTAGTCGCGCTCCGGGATCTGCCGGCGCCGGGCGTTGAAGACCAACTCCGGGCTGATGAAGTTGGCGAAGCCGGCCCGGGGGAACTCGCCCTTGACGCGCACCCGCACGAAGTCCGAGTCCTCGCCGTATTCGTCGATCCACGCCTGGATCTGCTTCTTGTTGGAGAAGCTGACATCCCGGCTGTCCACCTTGGTGACGTGGTTCGTGCGCGGGTTGGTGATGTTCTTGAAGAACCGGCCCGAGGTCTTGGTGGGGTTGCCGTAGCGCAGCCAGAAAATCTGCGTCTTGGCATCGGTGAGCGCGCCTTCCGTGACCTCCCAAATCACGTCGTCGATGGCCGAAGCCTCGTCGAACACGACAAGAATGCGCCTGCCTGCATTGTGAAGACCGGCGAAAGCCTCCGACCTTTCCTTCGTCCACGGCACCGCGTCGATGCGCCATGTCTTGGCCAAATCATCATCGCCTTCGATGAAAATACCTGTGGCCGTCAGCTTGAACAGCTTGCGCGCGATGAAGAGCTGATGCCACTTTCCCAGTTCGGCCCAGGTCTTCATCCTGAGCTGGCTGTCGGTGTTCGCCGTCACCACGCCGCGGGTGTTGGCGTGCGTGCCGATGCCCCACAGAATCATCCACGAGACGATGGCGCTCTTGCCCACACCGTGCCCTGCTGCCACGTCCTCCTGCTGCACACAGCCGTCTGCGCCACCCTCGCGGATCGCAGCGCCCAGGCGCTCCAGTTGCGCACGCTGCCACGGCTCGGGGCCGGTCTGGTCTTCCAGCGGCGTGCCGGGCTCGCCCCACGGGAACGCCCACATGACGAACCCGAGCGGGTCGTCGTGGTAGGAGGCGAGCTGGTCCAGCAGTGCGCCGACGGCGCTGCCTGAGATCGCGTCAGCCATGCGGCAGGGTCAGCACCGGCGAGCCCACACGCACGAGACCGCGCCCGTGGCGCCGCGCTCCACCAACCACTCGTAGTCTGGTGGCATGCCGCCGTCGGGCACCACGTCGTAATCCGGGCTCATGGCGATCTGCTCCAGTCCGTTGCGGTGCAGCAGGAACTCCGCGCGGATCACGATGCCCCTTGCTGCGATAGCCAGATGCGCATCCTGATCAGCCACGAGCGAGGCGTAGGGGATGAAGGTGCGGCCGAGACGCCGCGAGATGTCGGTGCTCATGGCTCAGTACCTGCTGCTGTCCGCGAAGCCCTCCGGCATGGCCGGGGCTTGCGGGTTGGTGCGGCTCTTGTCCTTGCCCATGAGCTTGCGGGCGGCGTCCGTGGCGCACTGCCACACGCGCCACTGGCGCTCGTTGCCCTCGTGTTCGGCTTCCGCCCGGGTCGCGCCCCCGCCCGTGGCCTGGGAGCGGAAGCGGGTCGGGTCAATAGAGGTCGGCGTCTTCATCGCGGGGCTCCAGGTCGGCTGTGTCGATGGGCTCGGACTGTACCACCCGCTGCGGGCTGGGCGGGCTGGGCGCCCGGGGCTCCACGTCCTCGGCCTCCGCGGAGGTCATGCGGCGCTTGGCAGCGTCCAGCCGGCTGGCGAGTGCTCCGGCCAGGGCGTTCACCCCATCTTGCGCCTCGTCCCCGACCAGCTTCGTGTGCCGGGCCAGGATGTTGAGCGCCGCCAGCTTGTCGTACCGCTTGATCTTCAGGATCCGGGTCTCCGTGCGCTCGGTTGGGCCCGCGAAGTCTGGGTCGTCCGGTGACGCGCCCTCGGTCCTGGTGCGCTTCAGTTCCACCTCGACCGTCGAGATGCCTGCGGCGGTGTCGTCGTCGATGTCCGAGATGTCCTTGATGCTGCCGTCGCTGTGGAACAGGCCCCGCACGTCGCCGAACGCGATGCGCGCCAGCTCCCGCTTGACCGTCTCCGGCGTCACCACATGACTGAGCGCGTCGTTGTACGGCCCGAGCAACTCGGCGATGACCTTCTTGACTGCGGGGCTGTCCGCGAGGTTGCGCACGAAGGTCGGCGACGGGTTCACGAACCCGGCTGCCGCGGCCGCTTTCATGGCGTTGAACCCGTTGTGGACGAAATGCTGCGCAAAAAGGCGCACAAGGGCCGGTTGTCGCGTGATGGCGGTCGCGTTCACCACCGGCGCGAGCACGGGTTTCCCCTTCGGCGGTGGGTCTGGTGGAAATCTCTGTGTCAAATCTTCCATGTCGGCCTCGAAAGTCGTTTTTCCGAAATTTTTCCTACAAAATTTTTCGGAAATGGGCCTTTTGGGGGACAAAAGCCGTGTTTTGCACGAGGAAAATCAGATTTTGTGCGCAAGAAAACGCAAAATCAGATTTTGTGTGCAAGAAAATCAGACTTTGTGTGCAAGAAAATCAGATTTTGTGTGCAAGAAAATCAGATTTTCTGGTTCGTGGCTTGCTGGGGAGAGGCCCCCGCACCGGGGTACACCCCCTCCGCGCCGCGGGCCCTCCCCCGTTCCCCCCACCCCCTGTAAATCGCGCCCAGTCCCGCAGCCATCGAAGCCCAGTTCGTGCGCTCCAGGTCATCGAGCCCAGCAGATCCGCGCGCCACGAGCCCCTCTGCCGCCTGCGTGGCCAGCTCTTGGCCTGCCTGCCGTGGGTCGGCTCGGGCTGCCTCGTCTGGCGAGCACCTCCAGGCGATCTGCTGCCTGTAGCCCGATGGGTAGACGATGAGCGCCCCGCCGTGCTGGGGGCTGTCGGATTCGAGTGGATAGAGCTGCGCCATGCGCGAAGTGTACTTTAGAGTCCAAACTCTAGAGAAGGGGCTTGCCTTGTGTCTGGCCCGTGGGCAGAATGAAGGCACTGACTCACCAACCCCCTGGAGCCTGCACCATGCGCCACCACCTGTTCAGCCTCGACAACCCCGAGTACGCCTCCGCCTTCGACGCCGAGCAACGCGAGATTGCCGCCATCGGCGCTGAAGCGCGCCGCGATCTGTTCAACGCCGAGTTCCCGGCCCCATACGCCGGGCCGGTCACGCCGGCCATGCGCGGACGTTTCGACGCCATCTGCGAGGCTCTGATCTGACAGCCCCTGGAGCAACTGACATGACCAAGACCGAAGCCCGCGAAGTCGCAACCGCCCGCAAGTACGCCGCGGCCGGCATGCTCGACACAGCGGCGCGCTCGCTGTCCGCCCTGATCCGCGCCGCTCGCACCAACGCCAGCAAGACGGAACTGCTGACCGAAGCCCGCAAGCTGGGCGCCGACAAGCTGCCCGAGTTCATCGCCTGACAGCCCCCAGGGGCGCGCAAGCCCCTGACCCACACCAACCCCCTTACCCTACCCCTTGCGGCCCGTCCTGGGCCGATCTGGATCCCCCTGGAGCCCGACATGTACACAGTCAACAACCACCAGCACGCCAGCTTCCTGGACGCTATCAAGCACGCAAAGGCGATTGGCGCCGATGTGATCGAGGCGGAGACCGGCAAGCGTCGCTGGACGCCGGCTGCCGCAAAGCCCGCAAAGACCACGGCGCACGTCCTCATCAACAAGGACGGCACCAGGACCCTCCTCGGCCACACGCGTTGACAGCCTCCAGGGGCGTGCGAGCCCCTGACCCATCACCCACCCCCTTGCGGCCTGTCCTGGGCCGATCTGGAGCACCTATGAGCCATCCCCTGACCACCCCCCTTACGCGCCTCGTGCTCGTGCGCGACGGGTTCACCGAGATCGACACCTGGCGCGACGCACTCGGCCGCACCGTCCCCCTGCACGTCCGCTCGATGGCTGGCGGCTTTTTGGACGCTCCCGAGTGGCTGCCTGCAGGCGGCACGCGAGCCACCAGCCTCGGGCCGAGGGGCGTTGCTGTCAACCGCACCCCCTGGGGGATCTGACCATGACCCCCCACGGCTTTCGCAGCGCCCGCATCGCGGCAGGCGCGACT